TGATAAGATAGATATTTCCCCAGTGACTATGAAAAGATATCTTGATAACGAGGATGATAGATATGACCCACTAAGATACTCTTTAAAAGCTGGTAGGGAATTAACTGATATACTGGTAGAAAACGCTTTGCTTAAACGTTGTTTAGGGTACAAGTACAAAGAGATAACTAAGGAACGTAAACTACAATCTGATGGTAATTATAGTTTAGAAATTACAAAAGTAGTGCAGAAAGAAGTTCAAGCAGATGTTGGAGCTTGTGAATACTGGTTAGAGCATAGAGCAAATAAGAGATGGCAAGTTAATCCTATTGCAGAAGCAAATGAGAATTTAGCAAATGATGCAATACTTAAGATATCAGATTTAATTAACAATCCAGTACCAATACGAGAACCTGAAGACTTGTATGAAGATTTAGAAACAAAAGTAGATACTAAGCCTAAAGATGAAGAAAAGATAATTAAGAAGAAAAAGAGGAAATTCAATGATTAATTATTGTCCTTTGGACATTAAACAGGCAAACTATTATAGAAAAAGTCTATATTGTTGGTTAAATGTAGCTGAGGGTGGTAAGAGAGCAGGAAAGAACATACTGAACATTATGGCATATGCAGAGACAATAGAAAATCACCCAGATAAAATACATCTAGTAGCAGGAGTAACAAAGGCTACTGCAGAAATGAACATAATGGATAGTAATGGTTTTGGTTTAGAGCATTATTTTGAGGGAAGATGTTACAGAGGCAAATACAATAAAGTAGAATGCTTATTTATTCAATCTAGAACAGGACAAAAGGTAGTGTTAGTTGCTGGTGGTAAGGATAGTGACAGTTACAGAGCAATTAAAGGTTTTAGTTTAGGTAGTGTTTATATTACAGAGGCTAATGAGTGTCATCACACTTTTGTTAAAGAATGTATGGACAGAACAATATCATCAAGAGAAAGAAAAATATTCTTTGATATTAATCCTAAGCCTCCAAAACATTGGTTCTACACAGATATATTAGATTATCAAGACTTATTATACAAAGAGGGTAAGAACAAACTTTATAACTACGCACACTTCACACTATGGAATAATCAAAGTCTAAGTGATAAAACATTAAAGACTGTAATAGCAACATATGATAAAAGTTCTTTATGGTATCAAGCAGATATACTTGGTAAGAGAACCTCAGCTACTGGCAGGATATACACAGGGTATAGAGCTAGAAAAGTATTAAAGAGTAGAAAAGAAGTAGCAGATATGAACTTCTCACAGCTTAGTATTGGTGTGGATGTTGGTGGTACAGATGCTACTGTAGCTACTTTAAATGGCTTTACAAAAGGCTATAGAGAAGTTTGTTTGGTAGATGGTTATTATCATAAGCAAGGCAAAGAAAGCGGTTATGACCACGCTAAATACGCTAAAGAAATTGTTTTTAAGGTGCTAGAGTGGATAGATATTTATCCAATACTTTATGCATCACCAATATTTGTAGAAAGTGCTGATAAGTTATTTAGACAAGCACTAGCAAACGAACTTAAAAGGCAAGGACTTCTAAGAATAACAATAGTACCAGCATATAAAATTGATGGTATTATTGATAGAATAAGATTAACAAACATATTAATTAATCAAGAACGTTTTTTCATATCTGAACATATGCTACCATGGATTGAGGCTTACGAGAATGCAGTGTGGAGTGATGAAGAATATGAAAAGGGTGAATGGGTCAGGGTGGATGATGGTAGTTACCCAGTTGACTGTTTAGATAGTACTGAATACGGAATACAACCATTCAAACCACAACTATTAAGAGGAGGTGCATTTCAGTGAGTTGGATAAAGGATAAGATTAAGAGCTGGTTAGAAATTGAACACGCTAATAACAACAATATCTATATTATAGAACCTTTTAATTATGATACTTATGTAATGAAAAACAACATCTGGTACAGAGGTGATGAATTTGAGTTACAACAGTTATTTTCACAAATTACAGATGAAGTCAACAATGGTACATTCTGGTCAGCTACTAGTACAACAGGTATAAACTTTAGAAAGATACATAGTGGATTGCCTAAGATAATTATTAATACTTTGGTTGACGTTGTAATAGGTGACTTAAATGAAATTAGTATTGATAATGTAGAAACACCTGATGGTAAGAAAGAAAGTAATGAAGAAATAGAAGACCTTTGGGAAGAAATAGCAAAAGATAATAGCTTTAGTAACCTATTAAATAAGGCTATTAAAACAGCTTGTGTAAAGGGTGATGGAGCATTTAAGATATCTTTAGACCCAAGTGTAAGCCAATATCCTATCATTGAGTTTTATGATGCTGATAGAGTTAAGTACAACTACAAAAGAGGTAGAATTGATAGTATTGTGTTTGTTACTCAATACATTCAAGGTATTTCATCTTACATTCTTGAAGAAACTTATAGTAAAGTAGGAATACAATACAAACTTTATAATAAGAATGGTGATGAAGTTAGCTTAGATATGGTAGATGAAATTGCTGACTTAGAAGATGTAACCAATCCAATAGAATTTCAGAAGATTATGGCAGTGCCATTAATGTTTGAAGAAAGTCTTAAATGGATAGGTAGGGGTGAAAGTCTTATTGGTGGTAAAAGTGGTGCATTCGATGCATTCGATGAAATTGTATCTCAGTGGGTAGACGCACTAAGAGATGGTAGAACTACAAAATATATACCTGAAACAATGTTACCACACAATCCAACATCTGGTGCTATAATGAAGCCAAATAGTTTTGATAATAGATACATTAAGATAGGTAGTAACTTAGCAGAAGATTCTGAAAATAAAATAGATGTTGTAGCAGGAGAAATTAATGCTGATGAGTTACTAGCAACCTATTGTACATTCTTAGACTTATGTTTACAAGGTTTAATTAGTCCAAGTACACTTGGAATTGATGTAAAGAAATTAGATAATGCGGATAGCCAAAGAGAGAAAGAAAAAGTTACTCTATATACAAGAGGTAAACTGATAACAGTATTAGAAACTGTAATACCACAATTAATAAGCACAGTTTTAAATGTATATGAGGCTGATAAACAAATAGGTGTTGAAGACCATGAAGTAAGTATTACTTTTGGTGAATATGCTAATCCAAGCTTTGAAGCTGTTGTAGAAACAATAGTAAAGGCTAAGACTGGTGGAATAATGAGTACCGAACAAGCTATTGAAGAAATGTATGGTAGTACTTGGTCAGACGAAGAAAAAGAAGAAGAAGTTAACAGACTTAAGAATGAACAAGGTGTAATAGAAATGGAAAAAGACACTATGAAAGAAGACTTAGGAGGTAAGAATGATGAAGATACTATCAGTTAATGGACATTCTTATCAAGCAAGTGAAAAGATTGTTGAAAATACCTTAAGTATTGTAGTTGGTGCATGTAAACAAAGAAAGTCTAATATGATTTATGCAATACAGAAGAAAAATCATGTTGACATGGTACAACTAAAATATGATACTAAAGAATCTATGGAAATAGAAGTACAGAAATATCGAAAAGATGGCTTTAAGGTATTTAGATGTAGTTTTGGAGTGTGATTTAATTGGATGAATACAATATATCCCAGATAATAGCTGAAATGGAATTAGAGCTAGTTAAGAGCTTAAGATATAGCATAATGGAGGGTAATTGGAAGACAAATAAATTACAGTCTATAAAAGATTATCAAAAAAGAAATAAGAAACTGTTAGCTAAGTATAAAGTAAGTGATAAAGTTAAAAAATCTTTAGAGCAAGCATATAGTGATGGTGGTGGTAAAGTTAAAAGAGACCTTGAAAGAATTATGAAAGACACTAAAGATGATAATTTCTTTGGTATTGATGATAATAAACTAAAGGCTTTAACTACATCAACTACCAAAGATTTTAAAAAGGCTGAAAATGCTGTACTAAGAACTATGGATGATGCTTATAGACAGACAATATTCAAAACAGAAGTAGAGTTAGCAACTGGAAATGTAACACTTAATCAGGCTATTGACAATTCCACTAAAAGTTTTTTAGAAAAGGGTATCAACTGTATTAAATATAGTGATGGTAAACTAGTAAATATTGCTTCGTGGTCAGAAATGGCACTTAGGACAGCTAACAGACGAGCTACACTAAGCGGTGAGGGTGCTGTTAGAAAAGACTGGAAAATACACACAGTTTTAATTACTCAATATGGTGCATGTTCTCCTATTTGTTTACCGTGGCAAGGCAAAGTTTACATTGATGATGTTTACAGTGGGGGCAAGAAAAAAGAGGCTGAGGAAACTGGTTATTCTTTGCTATCAACAGCAATTGAAAATGGTCTGTTCCACCCAAATTGTAGACACAAGTCAAGCACGTTTTTTGAGGGTGTTTCAAGTATCCCAGAACGCATGCCAGACACAACAGAAGTATCGTTACATGAAGCAGAACAAAGATATAATGAAAGAAACATACGTAAATATAAAAGGCTTGAAACTGGTTCAGTAGATGATACTAACAAGCAGAAATATGGCAATAAAGTATCTGAATGGCAAGCTAAGCAAAGAGCATTAATACGTAAATATCCTAATGAATTAAGAAGAGACTACAGCAGAGAACAAACAAGAGGTGTAATAAATGTAGACACTGTAGCACCTATAGTAGAAAAGATTATTAAGAAACCTGAAACGCTTAAAGAGAAAGTTGACGCTATTAAGGCAAACATTAAAAAACTTGATGATGAGTATCAAAATGCACCAGAAGAAACAAACTTAATAAGTTTAAAAGAAAGTGTGTTGCAAAGAAAAGAGGTTCTTACAAAACAAGCTGGTAAGCTGGTAATGGATGATTTATCAGTAATAAAAGCACCTATTAAAGTAGAATTAGAAGAGGTACAAGAAAAAATTAAGTCTTATGGTTTAGAGGAACTAAAGAAAAAGAAACTTGATATAAACAAATTAAGACGTGATTTAATTTCACCAGAAGAAATAGGCTATAAAACTACTGAGGAAGCTTTTAAAGATTATCTTGATATTTCAAATAAAATTAATAAAATAAGTTTTGATGATAATTATGTAGCCTTAGCACAAAAGCAGTATGAATTAACAAGTAACTATAATGGTACACTTACTGGTAATATATCTGAATTAAAAACTAAATTATCAGAAGTTAGACCTGTAGGAAAAGGTAATAACGATTTAAAAGTACACCTTAATAGTAGTCGTTCACCAATGCGAAGTGTAGTTGAAGAGGCTTATGACTGTTATCCAACTGATTGGGTGGATAAGTCAGTAGTAAGGGGTAATTTAACCCCAAAAGCTGTAGATAGAGGTTTTTATAGTGATTGGACTAATGAAATCGCTATAAGTGGTGGTTCAAACAGACATGCAAGTTTACAAACAGCAATACATGAACTTGGTCATAGATATGAGAAAGCTGTTCCAGAAATTAAGGATGCTGAAAAAGTCTTTTATAACAGACGTACAAAGGATGAAACATTAGAGTGGCTTGGTGGCGGTTATGATAAGCGTGAAGTAACTAGATTTGATAAATTTTTAGATGGTTATATGGGTAAAGATTATGGTGAAAGTGCTTATGAGTTAGTATCTATGGGTTTTCAAATGGCTTACACTAATCCTACAGCACTGTGGAAAGACCCAGACATGGCTGAATGGATATATGGAATATTAACAACCTATTAGAGGAGGTACAATGGCAAAGATAATAGCAGTAGGAATATATAATGGTGTAACTACTAGACTTGAAGTAATAATGAAGCAAGACAAAGCTACAATAGTTATTAAAGATGAAGATGAAGAAATAATTAAAAGAGTTCAAAAACGCTTTGACGAAAAGCTAATTAACATACCACCTATTGGTGGAACTTATTACCCAGCAAGTAACAGTTTACTTGGTGCTTATAGTGTACTGCAAAGTTCATTCTTTGATAGTAAGCCTACTCAATTAACTGTTATTGGTAATATAGGTACAATACCTTTTAAGAAAGGTATTGTTTATTAAAAGCAAGTCCAAACACGAGAGGTTGTATGACTTTAAACTCTACCTCACGGACTTAGTCCGACTGGACTTTAAATAGGAGGCAATAATGAACACAGAATTACAGGAACTAGGAACAAAATTTATACTGCCACTGAAGCTACAATATTTTGCTGAGGCAGGAAGTACTGGTGATGATACATCAAGTACTGAAGAAGATGACTCAGATGATGAGGAAGATGACGACACGGATGAAGATGACGATAAAGAGGATGATTCTGAAGACGATGACGACACTAAGAAAAAAGATAAAAAAGATAAAAAAGACGATAAGAAAACAAAGACTTATACACAAAATGAAGTAGATAGGATAATAAAGAATAGACTAGCTAGAGAGTTAAAGAAACAAGCCAAGGCTAAAGACAAAGATACAAAGACTACAAAAGTAGCAAAGGACACTAAAGTAGAAACAAAGGGTGATGATGGTGCTACTAACAAATTATTGGAACAAATGGCTAAAATCCAAGAAAAGTTAGTACAATCTGAAATAAAATCAGCCTTAGTAACATCAGGCATTGACCCAGATAAAGTGGGTAAAGCTATGAAATTGATTGATATGGATAATATCTTAGACGAAAACGATGAGCCTGATATGAAACTACTTAGAAGAGAAGTAAAGGAAATAATTAAAGAGTTCCCAAACTTAAAAAAGGCAACATCTTCAGGAGGTTTCAAAGTTGGTTCTGGTGATGGTGGAAAGGTAGATACCAAAGTCAATTCAGAATTATCATCAATATTTGGTAACATGATTAAAAAATAAAATAAGAGAGGTAATATAATATGCCAAATACAGTTAATTATGCAACTAGGTTTGAACGTGACCTTATGCAAAAGTACACAAGAGAGTTAGCAACAGCAGGATTGACTACTCAGAATGTAAGATTTATTGATTCAAAAACGATCAAAATACCATTTATCTCTATGGATGGCTACAAAGACCATTCAAGAAATGGTGGATTCAATGCTGGTAATATTACTAATGACAACCAAATATTTACTCTTGCATTTGATAGAGATATTGAATTCTTTGTAGATACAATGGATGTTGATGAATCTAATCAAGTATTAACTGCTGCAAATGTTACTAATACATTTGTTACAGAAAAAGCAATACCAGAAACAGATGCTTACAGAATTTCTAAATTATACACTGATTTTGTATCTGTAGAAATTGGTGGAGTTCAGGATGTAACTGTAATAACTTCCGCTAACATCTTAACCACTTTTGATAAATTCATGCAAGAAATGGATGAGGATGAAGTACCAGAAGATGGTAGAATTATGTATATTACACCAGCAATTTCTACATTGTTAAAGTCAGCAATAAACAGAACAATGTCTACTGGTGATACTAATCTAAGTAGAGTTATTACAAGCTTAGAAAATGTACAACTTAAGAAAGTTCCATCTGGTAGAATGAAATCAGCTTATAACTTTACAACTGGTTTTGTACCAGCAGTAGGTGCTGACCAGATAAACATGTTGCTAGTTCACCCTAAATCAGTAATAGCTTGTGATAAACATTCTTATATTAGACTTTGGGCAGAGGGTACACACACTAAGGGTGATGGTTGGTTGTATCAGAACAGAAAATATGGTGATTTGTTTGTAGTTAAGAACAGAAAACAAGGTATTAAAGTAAACGTAACAGTAGTAGCATAATCTAATTGGAGGTAACATATGAGAGCACAAAAGGGAAATAGACAGTATGAAATAACATCATCTCAAGCTGATGGTTACCTCAAACAAGGCTTCGATGTTTTCGGTGAAGACGGTAAAATTATAGAGTACGGAACAGGTAAATCTGTTCCTTACTCTGACTATATGGAAGTCGTGAATGAGGTACAAGAGCTTAGAGCAAAGGTAGAACAAGAAGATGATGGTGAATTATTTGAAGAATTAGAGCTTGAAAATGAGGCTCTAAAGACACAAATTGAAGAGCTTAAATTAGAACTAGAGACATTTAAGACATCAAAAGCTAAAAAGTAGGTGATTTAAATGACACCATATATTACTTTAGTAGAATATATAGCTATAAGTAATAAGAATTCTGGTATGACAAACATTATGTTGCTAGAGGCTAGTTTAAAAGTTGATTTTATGACTTTAAATAGAACAGGTGATTTGTCAGAACTAACAACTTATCAAATAGACAGAGTTAAGATAGCAACAGCTTATCAAGCAGATTATTTATATGAAAATAGTGCTACATTTGAGCAAGAAAATCTATCAGGCTATAGTGTGTTAGGTATGTCAGTTAGTTTTGAATCCAAAGATTATTATAATAAAAACCATGTATCTAAAAAAGCTTATGAAACTTTAATGCCTACTGGTTTACTTTGGAGAGGGGTGTGATATTATGGTATTACCATTCCCAGACCACTTATTAACCACACCTTGTACAATTATTACAGAAAAAACTGGGTTGTCTGAAGATGGTTATGTGGAGACTGGTTCTTCTTGGTCAGGAAAAGTAGTTTTTAGGTTGAAGACAAAAAGGGTACTAGACGCAAATAAGCAAGTTATTACCTTAAGTGGTGAGATGCTTCTCAAAGGCGTTATTTTACCCCTTGGCGTCGTTTCAAGTGGTCGTGTAACTGTTTACCCCAACACAGAACGTTCGAGAGAATTTAAAGCACATTCTGTATCTGAAAACCAGAACCCAGATGGCTCAATTCACAGCACGTACTTGGAGTTGATGTAAATGAAAGTTCAAGTAAAATTGGATGAATACAATATTAAAAAAATTGACATCAAAATATCCACAGCTTTGCACCAGACAGGAGATGCACTATTAACAGATATTTTAAGTGCACAAGTAATACCATATGACCAAAGTACTATGCAAAATGACCAAACTTTTGTAGATGCAAGTAATATAGATAAGGGTGTAGTTGCTATAATTTCAAACACACCTTATGCAAGAAAACTATATTATCATCCAGAATATAATTTTCAAACAGTAAACAATCCCAATGCACAGGGTAGGTGGTTTGATGAATGGGTGGTAGGTAATAAAAAAGAATTAAGCTATAAGTATTTTGTAGAAATGATGAAAAGGTTGGGAGGTGTATTGTAATAGTAACTACAAAACAATTTAGGGATTGGATAAAAGCTAATCTTACTGACTATGGTGAATGGTGTGGTATAGGAAAAATGGATATAACTAAAACAAAAGCCATTTGTGTTTATCCAAATAATAGAAACCAGAAATCAATTTCCATAGTTGGTGGTGTTGGCTCAATTGGTTATTATGAAAGAAACTTCCAACTACTTCTACGTTGGGGTAATATTTTAGATGAAGCAGAAACGAAAGCAAGTGAGTTGTATACTTTATTAAAAGACACCACTTCCACGATTTCTAGCCTCAAAATATGCATCTTGGTGCAAGACAATGAACCCATGTTCCTTGGAACAGACAGCAATGGTGTTTATGAATATTCAATTGATGTAAAAATGTATTATGAAAACAAATAACTTAGGAGGTAACAAAGAATGCCCGGAACAGGTGTATTTCCAGTAAGTAATATAGTATTTAAAATTGGTATTTTGGGTATACTGAGTGTAGAACCAGCAAGTATGGTAATAATAAAAGACATGGAAACATTCAGTATAGCATTGGATAATGGTGTAGAAGAATGGACACCAATGGATACTGATGGTTGGGTAAGACGCTTAATGACAGCTAAGTCAATGACCGTATCTTTAAATGGTAAAAGGAATTATGGTGATGCAGGCAATGATTACGTTGCAGGATTAGCATATAAGAATGGTCAGGGTTGTAATACAAAGGCATCCATAACATTTCCAGATGGTGGTGCATTAGCAATGAATTGTGTTGTTAATGTAACAGAGGGTGGTGGAGATAGTACAGCTGTTGAAGCGTTGTCTTTTGAGATGATGTCAGATGGTAAACCAACTTATACACCAGCAATATAATAGATAAATAATGGAGGGTAATAGCATGGCAAAGATATATGCAACAGATGGTAAGTTATTGGTGGAAACACCTCAAATTCAGATAGGTGACAAGCTTTTTGCAGTTGATAATAGAAAATCAAGCTATGATGCAATGCAAAAAGCTGTAAATGAAAATATTGAAAAAGATTCTGGAATATCAGATGAAGATTTAATCATAAAACATACCTTGGGGGATAAGCAATTCAAAGAAGTCAAAGCAATGGACTTGTCTGTA